ATCTTACCCTCCCTTTAATATCCGCATCAGGATATTTTAATTCAAAAATTGATGGGTCTAAAGATGGATATATAATTTTACCTTTAGTTGCCGCTTGAATATTATATGAATTTGATGAATAACCTTCATTACATTTATTAATTATTTCTAACATTGGTACTGAAGATACTCCCTCTACATTTGAAATTAATAATTCAACTTCACTTAAATTTATTGTTTGGTTGAATGTCCAATTTTCTATATTAAAATATGATTTTAATTCATTTATACAATTTGTTAAAACTTCACTTTTGTTATAGTTTTTATATACTAAAATTTCAAAATTAATTCCAATATTAATAATAAATCCATCAATCATATTAACACCATCAGTTAAAATTCTATATTCATTCAAATATGTTTTTAAGTTTTCTTTAACACCTCTATTAATTTGTGTTAGTTTTCCATTATTATCATATCCTAACAAATATAAATTTATAGCAAATGGATTATTTTTTTCATTTTCATTTGATGTTTTACCAATTAAATAATTTCTTATTTCGTTTTGTATTGCTTCTTTACTTAATTCTTCAGAATCGGGCTTTGAAACAAAAGACATAACCAAATCGGTAAATTCTTGCAATGCGTTTGAATTATTATCTAATGTTCCATCAGCTGTAGCAAATGCTTTTGCAATAGAACCAAATTTTGCAGGCATAGATAAAGCTCTTATTTGATAATCTTTTGCAGTTACTGCTCTGTTTTGTGCTCCAAAATTTGCTAATGCATTTTGTCTTATTTCTTCAACAGTCTCACCACCTCTACCACCAACAGCAGCCATATCATTATCAACTGCTACAGAATTTACTATGTTGTTATATATAGCAGTTTCAGTAGCATTAAATGATGTTGTATCTGATTCAAATTCTGTAGCTCCTAAACGAATTAAAGTGTTTTTTGGTACATTTGATTCAACACCGCCACCAACTAAATATTTTACAGTTATAGTTGTATTTGATGGAGATGTACCATATGTTTTTGTTTTTAGGAAATTAGTTGGGTCAAATGATTCTTCTAATCTATTAATTGAGTTAGGTAATCCCAATCCAACATTTTTAAGGTTTGGTATTAATATTTCATCATATGCACTAGGGTCACCTGCACCAAATTGGATTGTAGTTGTACTATTGGAATTTATTTTAGTTACAAATCTTTTTGGAGTTTTTATATTTTTTAATATGTAAGGTACTGTTGATTTGAATTGGTATAAATCAGGATCATTTATTTCATTATTAGGCTGTTGTGTGAAAACCATCTCTTGTGCCAAATATGGAACTTCATACCATTTGTTACCATCACTATCTCTTACATCAACAATTTCAATTACATTTGTTTCAGGTAAATCAATAGTTTGAAATGGTTGATATGTACCAAATGTAAAAGTATTTTCAACAACCGTTGCTGATATTGCCTGAACATATTTTTTTATTAAATAATAAGTAGGTTCTCCAGTATTTCCATCAGTTTGATAAACTATTACTTCTCTATCAGTTTCATCATTAAAATCAACAACATCAGTAGTTCTAAATATAACGTCTGTAATCAATGTATTTACTTGCATGCCCTCTTTTATTTTTAACAAATACTTTGGGTCTGGTTTATTATTAGTACCAATTCCTATTGATGGTACTAACTGATAAACTGATAACGTTACAACCGCCGGTCCTGTAACTTTGGGTTTATATCCAAGATATTGTGATAATGCTAAAACATTTTTTGCATCTTCTGCATAAACCATCATTGATTCTTTAAGCGAATCATCAATATAATATGAAAGAACATCTCCTAAATAAGATGCCATTTCAATAAACATCATACCAGGAGAAGCTTCGTTAAAATCAGAATACGTTTTTGGAAAATAAATTTTAGCAAATTCAATTAAACTACCTCTAAAACTATCAAAGTCTTTATTGAGATATTTTATATCTTTTCCTTTATTCTTAAAAATTTTATTTGTTGTTTGAAGTGCCATTTTTTATTTTTATATTTTATACTGTAAATGTTACGGTCTCAAGTTCAGGATTATCTACTAAAGAAAATGTAAGAGATACATTTACTGTATTTGTATCTTTTAGTGTATCATTTATATCTACAATTAAATCTTCAATAACAACATATGGTAGCCATTTAGTAATAGTTCTTTCTATTTCATTTTCAATTCTTGATTGAGTATCATCATCTATTGGTTCAAATAAAAAATTTTCTAAACCAATACCAAACTCAGGTTGCATTACTCTTTCTCCTCTTTTGGTTAATAATAAATTTAATATATTTGAACTAATTTGTTGTCTTGTTTGAAAAGATTGATTGAATGCTACGTTTGTAATTTGTATAGGCAAAGTGATACCTATCGCATAATCATTATACGTTTCTGTATCTTTAACTAACTTTTGACCTAATATTATAGCCATTATTTCTTAAATCTTTTAACAAGTTCAGAATAATCTCTATTCAAAGCTTTATCTAATGTTTCATTACCAGTTTGTACGCCCAATCCGCTTGGTTGAGGTCCTCTAGCTAAATCCCCATAACCCATTTTTTCTGCAATTGCAGTTCTACCAGCAATTGAACCCATATCAGACGTTCCAAAACTTACAGTTCTATATCCATTATCATTTGAAACAGCTTGTCTAGTTTCATTAAGGATTTGATTAATCATTGGATTTTTACTATATGTTTGCTGTTTAATTGTTTTAGGCTCATCTTCACCTAAAATAGCTTTAGCCATACTCAAACCTGTATTTTCTGGTTTTACAACCTTTCCCTCAGCCATAAGTTTCTTCATTTCGGCTTTAACCCCCTCTTTAATTAGGGCTGGTAATTGTTGTTTTACCTCTTCTTGAACTAGGATTTGGATAGCTTTCAAAAGTTTATCAGTATTCATAGTTGTTTATTGTTATGTTTATAAATATTTAGATACATTATTTTTAAGGATTATTCTATTTTACTTACCTTCTGGTGTATAAGTAACATAATTACCCCAATATTCCCAATGCCAATTTTCATCAGTACCACTACCATCACATAATCTATATGGATTATACCAACCATATTTTGGACCGTTATTAGATAACCACCTATATAATTTAGATGTTTCTCTAGCTGCTCTATTAATTGCACCATTTCCACTTCCACCAACTTCTCTATATAATTCTCCAAAATCTATTGCTCCACCCCAACCATGAGGAGATGAACCAGCTTTTGCAATTGTACTACCACTTCCTAAACTTTGTTGATGTGCTAAATCTCTATAAGCTGATGTAATAGTCCAACCAATTTTATCCCTAATAGCCTGTTCTTTCATTTTGAAATATTGGCTAGCTGCTTCCGGATGTAATAAGTACCAACCACCAGATCCTTTGTATGTATATCTTGATTTTGCACCTTTTTCTATCCCAACCATTGCTTCCATAGGAATAAAAGCATTTTTATATTTTTGTCTAAAATCAGGTCCTCCGGGATATGCAGTTGCTCCAACTTTTCCATAAATTTTAGGAGCTGGTCCTAATGGTGGTGTATTTCCAAAATTTGTATCATTATGTCCTGCTGTTTCTTTTACAACATATTGTTTTGGTTTGAATCTTGGTCTTGGTGTTGTTTGTTTAGTTGGAAAATCGCCAGGATTTTCAGAAATATTATAATCTGTATTTACATATGTAAACGTTACTTCTACTTCTTCATTTATTATTTGAGATTCCGCTGGTTCTTGTGCACCGGGTAAAGTTATTTCATCATTTCTTTCTTCATGTTCTTGTAATTCTTTTCCCTCAACAGGTGGAGTATCATCCGTTTCTGGTGTGTCTTGGTCTTCTGCTGTTCCTGCTTCTTGACTAGGTAATGGCCCTTCCACTCTATACCCTGTCCAATTTACAACTCCCGGTGCCGGTGGTGGTCCTGGTGGGTAAATTGCAGTTACATTTATTATACCACTTACACTTGTAAGATGTGATTGTGCATAATTTATGAAATCATCAACTATTAGTCTTGTATTTTTTGTAGGGTCTATTATTGACATAATTTTTATTTTGCAGGTACTGTTCCTGGTGGTAATACATACCCAGCAACTCTTCCTAAATTTGGAGTTCTAACAAAACAACCCATACCATTATGATAAACTTTACCATCCAATTTCCCTGATGTATTGCCTTCGATAGTTGTAACAACACCATTTACAACAGAAGCTACAATACCAATATGACAATAAGGTCTTTTTCCATTATAAATAATAGCTGCTCCAACAGCTGGTGTTGCTGACCATAAACCTTTCTTCTTTGCCCAAACAGGCCAATTAGGAACATATGGTATCCAAAAATCTAAGTCTTTTGGATTTACACCTGCTTCTTTCCACCACGTACCCACAGCACATGCACACCACCAATAACCACTACCTTTTTTTGCTATTTCAGCTGCATTATTTAGACCGTTCAATTTTATCATATAATCAATTCTTCCAAATTCACCAAATGGTAATGCTCCATTTCCTGTTGGTGATTTTTTACCACCACAATCGGCAAACGCACCAGCTGTATTTTTTGACTCAGCGATTCCAATATCAGTTTTTGCAACCTGTACTATTCTAGCTCCCAATTCTCCTGTTGTGAAATCTGTTGATAAATTTGTGTAGTTATCATCAGTCATATTTTGAATATTACCTTGACCTTTTGGAGCATATTCTTTTGGCTTAAATCTTGGTCTTGGTTTTGTTATTTTTTCAGCAGATTGCTCTATTGATAAATTATAATCACTGGCTAATTCTTCTTGCAGTTTTGCTACATAATCTGTTGCTGTTTCATCATCCGATTGTATTGCTTCTGCTAGTTCTTGTGTTTTTACTTCTCTTTGTTCTTGAGATAATTTGAAATCTTCTGGGGTTGGCGGTGGAGGGTCTGCATGAACTATTGGTTGCCAAGATCCTGCATTTGTTACTATGTTACTAATTACAGCTATATTTTGAGTTGCACCTTTTGCTGGTATTTTGGGTATTGGGTATTGATTTAATTCAGCCCCTGCCCAATAAGCTAACACACCCTGTCCCATTTCACCAACTAAATCATATGGAGCTTTTGAATTAACTCCTTTTTCTAAAGCTGCTCTGAAAAATTGTTTCATAGCTTGAACATTTCCTCTTTTTATTGAAACATTATTAATAACATCTCCACCTCTTTTTATAGCAGCATCATATTCCGTTGCATACAATTCTGCAATTGTATCAATATCGGGAATCCCATCAGGATTATCAGCAACATTTAATATATTTCTTCTAAACGTTTCCCAAGACATAAATTAAGCAGTTGAATTAAGTTCACTTAAAATAGTTTTTAATTTTGATTTTATATTATTAAAAGTTGGTAAATTTTCAGGTCCAATTTTAGAAGGACCGGACGGTGTTAAATAATTTTGTTTAGCTATTGCATCTATCAATTCAGTTAATAAATCAACCAATTTATTTCCTTTTACTATTGGTTCTAATTGTACGTTTCCTAAATTAATTTTTCCGTTTTTTGTATTTAAGTTTATATTTCTATCATTGGTTGTTACATTAATATCCGCACCAACATTAACTTCTATACCAAGTGCATTATCTATTGATAACGCACCATCTGAAATAAATCCATAGTTCTTTTTTGAAAAAAACATCATTTCAGCATTCTTTGAAGATAATATGATTCTACCAGAATTCATTATAATTTGGTCTCCAATTAATTTTTCGGGATAGTTTTTGAAAGATGTTGGGTTTGTATTAAAATCAGAATTACCTTTACTATCAACTGTTCCTGGTAAAAATTGAGATTGGTATTTATCAGAAGTAATCGCTATTGTACTACCATCTTTATTAATATCTTCAATTGTTGTTACAGTTATAAGATTTTGTCTTGAATTTGAATTTTCTGAATTTCTTATAATGATTGATGGTGAAAATTCATTTCTATCATTATTATAAGCTGAAAACCTTATAGATTGTCCAAATCTAGATTCTATAATACTATCACCTTCAAACAATTTTAATTTATGAATTCCTTTTTGTGGACTAAAATAATCACCAAATCCATCAAATTTATTTTGACTTGAATTAGTTGATTTTGGAAGACCTGTATTTTCTACAATTTTATAATCAGTAGATGAGTTTTGTTCCTGAACTGCTGGATAAGTTTTTTTAATATATTCAGGATCTGAATTAATGTTTGGTGTTTGTTCTGCTCCAATTCTTCTATATAACGTATTACCACCACCTGTACTAATGATTTCTACTACCTCATTTCTAACAGGTAAACTTTTAATTACCTTTTCAGATGGGAATGCTAAAGGTAAATTTTTTTCATTATTTTGAGTAAGACCGGTATATCTGAATTCAATAGCTCCAACTAATTGTGTTTTTTCTTCAATATTTTCTGAGTTTTTTATTCTAGGATGATTTTCATCTAATATTACAGAATAAACTACACCTGTGCCTGGCGTGCTTCTTGCTTTTTCATTACCTTGCGCAACAATATTTGTTGATATTGTAGAATTTTGTATTGCCATATTACTTTACCGCTTTTTTAAGTTCTTCCAATTCAAATTCTAAATCATCTACTCTTTCTACTTCTTGTTTAGTTTCTTCTAATTCTCTAAGAAGTTGATTTTTTTCAAACTCAGTAAGGAATCCTTCTTGTCCCTCACTTTTCTTTTCAGCCGCTACAATCTTTTGTGCAATTGATGCAAGTTTCACTAATTGGTCATCATTTTTTACCGATGAATCAATTAATCCTTGAAGTACAGGTCCTACCGTAGCAACATCGCCTGCATGTTTTACCATTTTCTTCAATTCTTCTATAAGAGAAGATATTTTTTGTTTTTTAGATACTTGGTTGTTGTAAATATCTTCAAATAGGGAACTTAGATTTTTACCCTTAAATAACTCGAAATCTGTTGACATACTAATTCTTTTAATGTATGTCTATAAATATGTATATCAGGAAAAGTTGGGATTAAACTGAGATTATCTCAATTTTAATCTTAGGTTGGTATCCTTTTGGTAATTGATTGTTTATACCTTTGAATTCTTTTACCTTATCTTTGAAATAAGTAATTTGTAATATACGGTCGGTAAGATTCATTACCGTTTGAGATGATGTAGACATTTCTTTTGTATCTCTTTTCATATTCAATTGAGGTCTATTTGGAAAGAACTCTTTTCTCATAGCCTGTGCAATTTCTGTCCAATCTTCAACTTTATCAACTGATTTTTCAGCTGATATTTTTCTCATCTTTGAACTTAGGTATTTCTCACCATGTGTATATCCCGCATCGGTAAACATATGTCCGTGATTTGTACGAACAACGGGTGATTCGGTATTTTGTAATTTAATATCAGGTTTATGTTTAGATGTAGTTTCTACACTAATCATATGTTTTGGTGAAGATATGAATGTGTGACCTTTGAGAGATAATCCACTTTTACCTTTGTATGTAATTGTTGCTTTAAGAGCATCTTTTAGTGTAGGTTGTTTGATGATATTTCTCATCTTATCACCGTCAGGACCAGGCTTACCACCTTTCTTTACAATCTTATGCTCAGCCTCATCATGTCCAACCAATAGTGCTGAATTAACTACTCCAATTCCTTTTTCGTTTAATCCTTCACTCCAGTCAGTTACTAAATCATGTAGGTATGCAACTTCCACACCATCTATAATAGTGTGAACAATTTCTAAAGATGGATTGTAAGCTCTATCTCTATTTTTAGCTAAGATAAACTTATCTCCAACTTCTTTGGATACAATAATACATTCGTTTATCATATGGTTGGTAATCCTTGTTGTTGTGCAAATTTATTTATAAACTTTTTTGTAGTACCATCACTCAACACACCAGTCCATTCTTTAACAGCTTCTCTAGTTATATTATTTTTCCATTGTTTATAGCTTATTGTTAATCCGTTTTTTAATGGAATATCTTTACTATTTTCGTTTTTATCAGGGTGTATTTCTTTGAATGTTTTTTCTAATTCTTCTTGTGCTATTTTAGAACTTAACCATTTACTAACTAATGATTTTTCATATTGAAACTTATCCCAATCTAAACTTTTTTGTTTCATATATT